TCATCCGATGGCCCCATAGACGCGGGTGGACCCACCCAGCCAGGTGACCGGATGTGCATTGGTTGCGATGGCCTTGCCCCCGGCCGCACCGGGATTACCGCCAGCTGTGAGCACGTAGCCATCATTCGTGACCATGGTGCCAGCCCCTCCGGCTGCCCCCCAGCCTCCGCCCCCGCCGGAGCGCGGGGTCATAGGCCTTGTCGTGCCATCATCCGTGTTCAAATAGCCATAAACGACAAAGGCATCGCCGTGCCCCGGCTGACCGGGTCCACCGCCAGGCGCTGCAAAGGCCGTGTCCCATGCCGAGCCGTAAGGGGGCACTGGCCGCCTGTCAGGATAGGCCGCCGACACATTGGAAGTGACCTCCTGCCTGGGCGATGTGGTGATCAGCTCCCCAACACCGCTGGCTGCCCCCGGCAGAATACGGCCACCACCCTGGCCAGAGATCCCCCCAATTTGTTGCGGACCACCGCCACCACCACTGCCCATATGTCTGCCTCCTAAAGTCCACCACCGGCGATCGCGCCGGCACCACTCGCCCCACCCGCGCCGCCATGCGGCGCGATGGTTTGCCCAGCCCAGCTATTCGCATCCGTAGCGACAGCCCCGATCTGGCCAATGGCCCCGCCCGCGCCAAAGCTGCCCAGCACTGTGCCATTCGTGTCGCCATGGAGCATCGGACCGCCGCGCCCGCCGCCAGCGCCCCCACCGCCGGGGCCGTAGGCTGGCTCCTTAATGATTATGGCGACAGGCGCCCCGTTTTGAGCCCCGCCGCCCCCGCCACCGCCGCCGATATAGCCTGCGCTGTTGTCGATGCTGATCGGGCCTGTGAGCACAATCGCGGGGCCGCCGGCCGTCGGCGCGACATAAGTCGTTCGGTCGGCCTCTACATATCCACCATCTCCGCCCTTACCCATGATGAAGCCTCGATTGACGAGCGTGAGCCCTCCGGGGAAGGCCCCGCCCATGTCGAGCGCCGGGATCGAGGTGTTGTCGGACCAAATGTAGATGCCTGAGGCGACCGTCACCTCGACCTTGCTGGTCCCGTCCCAGCCAATGCCGAGGAGATAGCTGTGCAGGTTCAAATGCAGCTGATGGGCCGTGATCATATGGGTGAACTGGGCCGCCTTACCGCGCAGGCTGGCTTTGCTGATTGGGCCGGACCCGACACCCGCCAGGGCCCGCACCTCTGCCTCGCCAAGCGAGATGGTGGTGCTGGCCTCGCGGCCCAGCTCGGTGTTCACCTGGCTCAGCGACAGGGGGCCTGTGAGCGGCAATACCATGGCTCACGGGCTCCCGAAGGCCGTGACATCGCCCAGCATGGTGAGGTTGCCGGAGGCGTCGAGCGCCAGGATGTCGGTGCCGTTGTAGCGGAAGGTCAGGGTGTTGCCGGCGGCATGCGCGGTGAAGGCGCCCCAACGCGCGCCGACCTCCACGATCTCCTCGCTGCCATCGGCGCGCTTGAGGAAGAGCTTGCCGTCGCGGGTGTTGACGGCGAGCTCGCCGAGATCAAGTTGAGCCGTGGTTGGCACCTTGGCGGCGACCGAGGAGCGTTTCAGGCGAATGATGCTGGCCATCTGGCCGTCTCCTTGCTGGCCTCATCTGAGGCGATTGCGGGATTGGGGGTCATGCGCAGGCGCATCGGGCGACCGAGGTGACCGATGCCGTGCCGCTTGAGCAGGGATCGACAAAACCCTGTCGGGGCGTCCCTTCAGATCAGAACGTGCCGCCGTCGAGCGCCACGCCGGTGATGCTGCCGCCGGTAATGGCGACGTTGTTGGCGTTCTGGGTCGCCATCGACCCCAGCCCAAGGTTGCCCCGCGCCGTGGCCTTGTTCGGCAGATCCGCCAGGTTCGAAGCCGCCGCCAGCTTGCCCGCCAGCCCATTGGTGACGGTTGCAGCGAAGTTCGGATCATCACCGAGGGCCGCGGCCAGCTCATTGAGCGTGTCGAGCGCGCCGGGGGCGGCGTCAACCAGCGCGGCAATCGCCGCCTGTACGAAGGCGGTGCTCGCGATTTGGGTGGTGTTCGTGCCGCTTGCCGCCGTCGGCGCGGTCGGCGTGCCTAAGAGCGCGGGCGAGGCCAGCGGCGCCTTGCCATCCAGCGCGCTCTGCAGCCCTGTCACCTGCGAGATCGCATGGCTATGCGTGGCGGGCGTGAAGCTCGAGGGTTTGCCGGTAATCCCGGCCCAGGGCACGCTGTCGGCCGCCTCTGCCGCATCGACCTTGCCGTCATTGTCGGCGTCATAGGTCGACTTGGCCATGTCGCCCGCGCCGAGCCCGGCAAGAGCGCTCTGCACGAAGGCGGTCGTGGCCAGCTGGGTCGTGTTCGTGCCCCCTGCCGCCGTGGGCGCCGTCGGTGTCCCCGTGAAGCCAGGCGAGGCGAGCGGCGCCTTGGCGTTCAGCGCGGTCTGCAGACCCGTCACATCGGCGATGGCATGGCTATGCGATGTCGACGCCTTGTCATCGAGCGCGCCCTCCAGCCCGCTCACCTCCGAGATCGCATGCGTGTGGCTGGTGGCCGCTTTGTCCGCGAGCCCCGCATCGAGCTGCGATTTGCGCACAAGATCGGTGCTGGCGCTCGCGTCCTGGCTCGACTTAGGCACCACCGAGAAGGTCTTGGCGCCCGCAATGGTCTGGGGGCTGGTCAGATCGGCGAAGGCCCCGCGGCCCGCCAGGGGCATGATGGCCGTGGCCGCGCCCGCGCCATCATCGCCCTTGCCGATATAGAGCGTGTCATCGACCTCGTTATGGGCGAGCTCGCCGGATTTGAGCGCAGCAGGCGCCCCAGGATTGCCGGCAAGGCGGCGCTTGAGCTGGATCGTGTTGGCCATCAGAAGAAGCCTCCATTGATGGGGGTGTCGGTGGGAAGAATGGTGACGCCGGGTTCGCCCTGATCCCCCTTGTCGCCGGGCGGGCCTTCGGGTCCCGGTGGCCCCGGCGTGCCGAGCAGCCGGATGCGCACCGGTGCTGCGGCAATGCGGAGCGCAACGGGGGCTTCCTGCGTCACCGCAATGCGGATCGGACCCGTGAGGGAGCGCAACGCGTGCATTGTCGGCATGGCTCAGGTCTCGCCCGTCTCGGGAGGCCGTGTCACCGGCAGGGACACGGGGATCTCGAGGAGGAGGCCCAGATGCCGGTCTGGATCGAGATCGGTCCGCACTAGATCGAGCACGACACTGCCGACGTGCAGCCCGGCCGTCACCGCTGGGTCCAGCACGATCTCGAGCCTGCGTGCAGTGAGGCGCAGGATGGCGCCATTCGCGGTGGACAGGGTGGCGAGGACGAGGCTGTCCTCGACCCTGCGCCGCACTTGCCCGGTGAAGGTGGCAGCCTCCGGAAAGAGATCCGCCTCCGCCTCGAGCTGCAGACGGTACGCGTAGCCGATCAGGATGACCGGGCCTTCCTGGACATGGGTCATGGCCGCCACCCGCACAACCGCTCCCCGATCTCGTTATGGGCCACGATCTGCGCGCGGGTGTCTTCGGTCAGGACATCCCTGCGCGATGGGCGGATCGGCTCGGCCCAATCGCAATCATCGCGCAAGCCCCATGGATCAATCCCGCATCCAGCGGTCAGCGCGACGGTCAAGATCAGCGCGGTCAGTGGTCTGAACGTCATGGCGGATGTCCTTCGAAGTTTGCAGCGCCCGGATACGGGCCTCGGCCCGCCGAATCGCGAGCGTGGCCTCGGCCTCAAGGCGCCCGCGGCGGATCAGGACCCAGACTGCGATGGTGATGGCACAGGCCAGCGCGCCCCAAAGAGCGAGGCGGCGACCGAGGCCGGCGAAGAGGGTGGTGATCATTCCGGGCTCCCTCCGGCAAGGCGCAGGCAGCGCGTGTCGAGACGCCACATCACGGGGTTTTCCCGCTGCGGTGGTCCTCGATCCGGGCCGCCCGTGCCTTCACGGCGTAGACGATCACACCGAGGAACACGGCCGCCGCCAACCACGGCAAGACGACGGCGAGGGCCTCCTCGAGGCCGACCAGACCTGCAAAGCGCTCGGCCAGATCCCGCGCCCCCTCGGCTTCGGTGATGGCAGGGGCGATCTGCGAGACCACACTGCCCGCGGCACCGATCGCGCCCAGCCCGATCTGGGCATTGGCGGCGGTCACGATCCGGCTTTCGGCCGGGACGCCTGCAGCCCGCTCCGGCGCCACCGCCCGCGGGGCCGCCCGCTCCAGCGCATCGCTCAGCGCCACATCGATGATCGGGACACGCGCGAGATCGGTGTCATCGCGGAATGCGAGGATGGCCGCCCGCGTGCGTGGCCCGATCACCCCGTCGATATTGCCAACCTCGTGATAGCCAAGCGCCTTCAGGCGCGTCTGGACCTCACGCACGCTCAAGGTTGCCGACGCCGCGACATGCCCCGCCCGCCGCACACCGAGGAGCTTCGAGACGGGATAGCGTTTGATGTTCACCGCATCAGACTGGTTGCCGCCCAAGCCCCAGACCCAAGCCCCCTCAATCCGCTCGATGAAGAACACATGCCCTTGCCAGCTCGAAGCCCCCCGCGGGATCACCGCGATATCGCCCGGCTGAGCTTCGGCGATCTCCACCGGCACACCCCAGTCGAGATAGGACCGCGCGGTGAGCTTGCGCGTCGAGCGAATGCCGGCCTTCTCCAGGCAATGCCCCACAAAAGCCGCACACCAGGCCACAGAGTCATGCTCCACCCAGTCATGGCCGACCGAGCCATACATCTCCATGATGACCGGGTTGTTCGCGGGTCCCGTGCCCTCGGTCGTGCCGATATAGCCGCGGGCAATCTCAAAAGGGGTCATGATGCTCTCTCCTGCAAAAGCAAAACGCCGCCCAGAGGACGGCATCGGTTTGGTGTGATGATGGTTCTGCTTGGGTCAGCCGCTTATTTCTTGCGGCAAAGCCAGGCCGTCAGCAGAGCTTCCGCGCCCCGCGGGCCCAGATAGGCCAGCATCGCCACAAGCCCCGTGCTTACCGGCTGGCCAAGCTCCAAATACCGCGCAATCCCCTCGCCAATAATCGCCATGCCAATGGCAACCGGGATCTCCCACAAGAGCTCCTTGCCAAAAAAGCGGCGCTTGCCGAGCTTCACTTCACCTGAGTGATACATCAGCCGTCCCGTGAAGGCGCCGATCAGGGTCGTCACCGCCCCGCCAAACAAGCTGTTCAAGGTTTCTAGAAAGCCCGGCTCAGTCATGGGCGCCTCCCTCGGAGTTATGGGCAAGCGAACTTGCGCATTTACAACTTTGGCCTATATTAAGACCTGTATTTCGACCTAATTGGAGGACCCATGCAGCGCATCGAAGCCAATGTCGCCGTCAGCGTCTCGGACCTCAAAAAGAACCCGTCCCAGGTGATGGCGCAGGCGGCCGGCGAGTCCGTTGCAGTGCTCAACCACAACCGCGTCATGGCCTATATGGTGCCCGCCGCGCGCTACGAGGCGATGATGGAGCATCTCGACGATCTGGACCTGGCCGAGCTCATCCGCAGACGTGCTGAGGAAGAACCGGTCCGGGTCAGCCTGGATGAACTATGAGCTCAAATTCCTGCCCTCTGCCTTGAAGGAATGGCACAAGCTCGGTGCCACCTTGCAAGAGCAGTTCAAGAAGAAGCTTCGCGAGCGGCTTGTCCATCCCCATATACCCTCCGATGCCCTGCACGGCATGCCAGATCACTACAAAATCAAGCTGCGCAGTGCCGGCTATCGGCTCGTCTACCGCGTTGAAGACAGCACGATCACGGTGACGGTCGTGGCCGTCGGAAAGCGTGAGCGCGGCGACGTCTACAAGAGCGCCAAGACGCGGTCCCCATCCTAATATTCCCCGCCATCGAGCAGCGCGTCGAAGCGGCTGTCGGAGAGATCCCGGATGCGCAGCGTGGGTGGCGTGGTGCTGGTGTCGAGCCAGAGCATGCCCGGCACTGTCGCCGGAGGCTCGGCGCCGCCGATGCTGGTCGAGGCCAGGGCCGCCACCACCTGGTTGATCTGCGCGCGCACCGCCGCGCCATTGTCGTTCAGGATCACAAAGCCGGGCGCTTGCGCCATCACACCACCTCTTCTGCCACGAGCCGCAATTCGGAGACGATCGGCGTGAAGGCCGGATCCTGCGTCCTCAGCCAGGCCCGCGCCTCGACCGCCCGCGCCTCGATCTCGCTGTTGTCGATCCGCCCCCAGGGGCCCCAGGCCGGGCTCGCCGCGGCCGGGTCGTCATCGGTTTCCCGGACCTCGAGGACCACATCGATATCCGCCCCTTCCGACCCGTCGAAGTCGGCCCAGGCATCGATCGGCGTCATCCGATCGTCGATGTAATCGGAGAGCGCCGAGGCCCCCACCAGAATGTCCGAGCGCAGCCGCACGCGTCTCAGCGCCCCGAAGTCGAGCCGCCCCGGGAAGGCGTAAAGCCCCTCATGCGAGAGCACCTGCGGCCGGCCGCGCGCATCCAGCGCGCTTGCAAGCTTGAGCGTGCCCCCGCTCGCCACGAGATGCGTTTTTTCGCCGGCAAAGGCCGGCTCGGCTGCAAGCGTGTTCAGCTGCGCAAAGCTCAGGATCTGCACGCCCTTGGTCGTGACCGTGCTCACGGGGCCAATCCGCCCCTCGCTATCCTCGGCCCGGAGCAGGTAGGTCCCGGGCTTGAGCGGCACGACCGCGATCGCCTCGCCCCCCGAGACCCGGTCCATCAGCGTGGAATTGGCCCAGCTCGCCGCCGCTTCCTTGCTGTGGCGGATCACGATATTGCCGCCGACGCGCACATCCACATCACGCGCACGCTGCCATTTCAAGATGGCAAGCCCGCCCGCGGATTGGATCGTCAGCCCCGCGAGCGCCGCAGGCGGCGCCGTCAGCCCCACCACCTCGCGCGCGCCCTCCCGCCAGGCGGAAGAGACCCCGAGAACCGAGATGGCCTTCACCCGGAACGCCCATTGCCCGGGGCGGATGTCGCGCAGTTCCAGCACCGTCCCCGAAGTCCGGCCCCGGTCCATCCAGTCCTCGGCGTCACGCCGTGTCTCCACCTGATAAGTATCGACAAAGCCCGAAGGGGCCGCTTCCCAGCCAATGCGCAACAGCACCTTCACCGCTGAGCCGTCCCGCGTGACGTAAAGCTCCTCCTCCCCTTGTGGCGCGCCCGGAGGCGCAATGTCAAAGGCCGAGGGGAGCGTGGTGCGCGGGGCGGCTGCGTAGATACGCTCCTCGGAAGCATCCCAAGCATAGATCAGCGGCGAGGTCTCGCGCAGCAGGATCTCGGGGGCCAGCCGCGGGCCCGACCCGAGCTGGCTCAGGTCCAGTCGCATCGCCTCGACCTCGAAGGGCTTGCCCTCGGGCAGGTCCGCGCCGCCAAAGCCCCAGCGGTCATAACGCAGCCGTGTCGTCTCGCCAGCAGCCACCCGCCAGGCCTTCAACTTGCCCGAGAGCTTCACCTGCATCTGCCGCCGGGCCCGCTCGAGCTCGATCTTCGCAAGCCGCTGTGCCATGGGGGCCGAGATCGTGAAGGGCAGCGAGATATCCCGCCAGACCCGCTCGCCGCCGTCCTCGGCCAGATACACGTCGCTGGCATAGGCCGGGAAGTCGTCCGGCTGCCAGTTGTTCTGCGGGCTCACGAACTGGCCGCGCACCGCGTTGAAGTTGGACGCCCGGCTCTGCCGCGTGGTGAGCGTCAGGCCGCCTTCGCGCAGATCATCTTCCGTGAGCGTGCTCATCGGCACCCGGTAGGCGCCCGCCCGCATCCGCCATTGCCCCGCCTGCCAGATGCAGCGTCCGGCCATCGCCGTCAGCATGGCCTCGATAATGGTCTTGGGGGTTTCCGAGAGCGAGACCACCCCATTACAGCTGTAGCGCGGCTCCGAGCCAACCCCGGCCAAGGCGACCGGCTCATCGCAGATATTCGCAGCCTCGATCAGGCTGTCGGTCTCGATCCCGTCACCCGCTCCGATGGCGGCCCCGATCCCATAGGCGGGCTCGGCCATGTAATCGGCGACGCAGAGCGCCGCATTCTCGCTGTAGCCGCGCATGTCCGTGCGGGGATCGAGGATGTCGTCCTTGCCCTCCATGTCCACGGTGATGTTCGGAATACCGCCCGGGAAGGCATCCGCATCATAGGTCAGCCGCAGATGGATCGCCGCACAGCCTGCAAGCCGATGGGCAGCGCTCCAATGCTCCGGAGCCGCCTCGATCAGACCCGCGAAGGCCGTCTGGTCGTCCCGGCCGAGGCGCTTCTCGACGGTGACCTTGCCCGCCCAACGGCCCTGGGCCGCTCCTGAGGCATCTATGGCCATCTCCCCCTCGAAGTAGATCGCGCCGATGGATTTGACGCGGTGGGCGGCGAGCACCACAACAAGGTGCAGATCTTTGTCCTTCGCCCCTGTGGAATGCAGGAAGACGATCACGCCGCCCTTGCGCACCCGCCCATAAACCATCTCGCGGGGCATCACGGGCTCGCGTACGGTCACCGTGCGCGCCTTCATCTCCATTTGCCCCAGGCTCGGCGTCGGCATCAGCGCCTGGGCCGCCGCCGAGAGCAGCATCGAGGCCCCGAAGCTCGCGGCAAAACCCACGAGCCCCGTCGCCGCGAACGCTGCAGCCACACCGCCCGCAGCTATGGCGGCACCCCCGAGGGCCACGGCACCGAGCACAACTGGCGGCATGGGTCACGTTCTCCAGGCAAGACGACAAGACGAGAGCGGCAGGCTCACCAACCCCTCGGGCGCCACGAACACCGCGCGCGCGCCCGTCACGACGCCGAAGGCCTCCGGCGCGCCGCCCAGAACCAGATCGCCCCGCTGGGCAAGCCGGGGATCGGCGAGCGGTGCGCCGAGCAACGCCCGGCCGCCCTCTTCAAGCGTCCGCCAGCCCAGCCGACGCAGCACCCGCTGGCAGCCCCGCGGCGTCCGGTACCGCCCCCGCCAGAGCGCCGCGTGGTCCGGGCCACCCGTCAGGTCACGCCGCAGATCGAAGGCCCAGGTCGCGCAATCGTGTTGCCCCCAGGCGAAGGGGCGTGCTTCGGCCTGAGTGACAGCGGCGGCGAGCACCTGTTCCCAATGCGGGATGCGCGTCATGGGCATTGGCATCACCCGCGCCCCCAGGTGATCTCGCGGTCCTGGATCGCGGTGACATGCTCAAACCCACGATCGCCCGGGTGGAGCACCTGCTGGCTTTCGTGGGTATAACGCCAGCTGCGCGCCACCCCGAGATCAATCAGCCGGTTCTCGTAGCTGATCGTGATCCGGCAGCTCTGCCCATCCTCCGCAATCTCGGGCACGTCGAGACGCCCGCTGAAGGCCTGCACAGGATCGGCGATGATCTGGCGGTCCTCCGTCAAAAGCGCGAGCCAGATCCGCCCGGAGCTTCCCTGGCGCGCCTCATTGATCGCAAGGCTCACCAGATCGAGCGGCACGCCCGAAAGCGACACTGTCGTCCCGGCCGCCACCACATCCGAAGTCTCCTCGAGCGTGCCGAGCCCCAGAAGCACGCCGACCCCGGTCCAGCTCTTGCCATCCCAATCAATGGCCGTTGGACCGGTCCAGATCCGCACCATGCCCGACGGGAACTCCCCCTCGAAGAAGATCGCGGGCCTGAGCTCGCCCGTGCCAAGGGCTGCCGCGAGCTCCGTCGTGATATCCCGGCTCATAGCGCCTCGCGGGCAGAGAGCGTGAAGCGGTGACGCGCCACCCGCTCGATGCGGGTCGGCACTGGACCCGTCGGGCGCAACAGCACCTGCGGGCGGTTGAGTTCGAGCGGTGTTCCGGCAGGCAGTGCCTGGCGCAGCGCTGGAAAGAGCGTCACCAGTGCGATGCCACTCATGTTCGCCGTCGCGTCGAAGGCCACCTGGTGCAGCCGTGTCTGCCGCCCGGTGCCGATCGACAGGAAATCCCCGGAGGCGAGCGCGGGCAGGCCCGGCGACCAGCCCGTGGTCTGCAGCACGTTGCCCCCTGAGACCGGCATGTCGAGCGTGATGGTCTGGCTGAGGGATTTCGCCTCGATCGAGGGATCGGCGAAGAGCAAAAGGCCGCGCCCCGAGCCGAGCGCGGTCAGCGCCGCGGAGACCGAGCGGGCGAGCGGCCCCGATTGGGCCGCGAACTCGATATCATATTCCCACCATTCGCCGCCCCAGTCCTGCACCTCCGTGGTGCCGGTAAAGGGCGACTGCGTCTGGCTCGTCGCACTCACCAGCCGGCGTTCCAGCCCCGCGACCCAGGTCCGCGGCAGTTCCACAATCACGCTCATGCCAGACGCCCCCGGCGCATGGCCGTGCCGACCGCTGCCACGGCCATGCGCTCCAGTTCGGGCTGGGCATTGCGCAAGACGGTTGCCAGTTGCTCAGCCACGCCCATCTGGGCGCCCCGCGCATCCACATTGAGATGTACCGCGACCGGTGGCAGGCGTCCGCCGCCGCGCGCGACCTCCGCGCGCGACAGGACCCGCTCACCCCGCTGCAGAATGGTAGGCACTTCATCGGGCCGCAATCCGGCCCAGGAGCCAGCCGCCCCCACGGTGCCACCGCCATGCATGCGTGGCGCACCGACAAAAACCGCTGCGGGTACAGACCGCGTATGGCCGGAGATCCCAACCATGCCGCCGGCATGCGAAACGGCCGCCGCGACCGTACCGCCACCAAAAACACCCGCCAGCGCATTGGCGATGGGCCCCAGCACTGCGCGCTTGAAGGACAGAACTGCAAGGTCCGCCAAGATCGAGCGCACGAGGCCCTTGAAGTCGAACTTGCCGGTTTCAACAAAGCTCCGGAACGCGCTTTCCGCGCCACTGAACGCGCTGGACAAGGTTTCGCCGAGGCCCTTGCCCCAGTTCAGGGCGTCGGTGGCATAAGACTTCAGGGCGTCTGACACGGCACGCCAGCCGGTCACGATCTTCTCAGCCGCGCCACCACCAGACCCGCTGCCGCCCACAGCATCTCCGGCCCGCTCCATGGCCTCCGTCAGCCGATCGGCCGAGGTCGTGGCCTCGTCGAGGGCCGCCGCGCCGTCTTCGCCGGTGCCTGCCACGGCATCGCGCAGCGCGCCCCAGGAGGTGAGCGGGGCGGTTGCGCCATTGGCGAGATCGGTCGCCGCCTGGCGGTAGGTGTTGGCTGTTGCCAGCGCCTCGGCAGCGATCGCATCGAGGCCGAGGTCGGGCGAGGTGAGAGGGTTGTCCTCGAAGGCCCGCCGGAACGCATCCGCTGCAGCCGTTCCGGCCTCCGCCGAGGCCCCGGCGAACGGGTTCGGGATATCGCCGAGGCTGAGTTCACCGATCTCGCCAAAACTGGTCTCGATGCCGACAGCCGCCAGCGCATCGCGAATGTTTCCTGTGAAGGCGTCGATCCGGGCGATTGCGCCGTTCAGCATGGCTTCGATCCCGTCAAGCATGCGGTTTGCAGCCGAGAAGACCAGATCTCCGATCACATCCGGCAAGCGCGACCAGATCTCGCGCACAGCGAGAAGCGCGCCCTCGAAGGTGTTGGCAGTGGTGTTGCCAAAAGCCACGACACTCTCGATGGCCCCGGCTATCCCGAAAGCGGCATCGGCCTTAAGATCGTAGAACATTGCGGTGGCTGCAGCCCCCGCGGCCGAAGCGCCCATCTTGATCCGGTCCCAGACCTCGACTGCGACATCCTTCAACAGACCCATGGCCTCGCCGATGCCGCCCGCGCCAGACGCCAGACGCGTGAACCAGTAGACCAGTTCGCCCGCGCCGACGATCAGAGCGCCAATGCCGGTGCGGATGAGGGCACCTTTCAGCACAACGAGCGTGGTGGCCAAACCTCGGACAGAGAGTGCCACGGCCGCCATAGTGGCCACCCAGCGTCCGGCGAGGAAGGTGGCGAAGGTCCCGGCATAGACAGCAAGCCGATCAAGGTTGGCGAGCACCGCATCAAAGGCTTGGGCAATCGGGCTGGTGCTGGACGCAAGGGCGACAAACGCATTGGCCGCAGCCTCCAGCGTGGGCGCCAGCGCGACAGCGATCCGATTGCGCACGCCGGTGAAGACCTGCCCAATGCTGACCAGCGCGAGTTCCGAGCGGCGCATGGCGGCGATGGCATCTGCATCGAGCACCGCCCCAAGGGCCTGCGCCTGTGCGCCAAGCCGGGTCATCTCTGCGCCGCCGTTTTGCAGGATTGGGATTAGCCGCGTGGCATCGGACGCCATGGCCTCGAGATAGAAGGTCATCTCCTGCTGACTGACGCCCGCGCGCTCGAGGCTCGAGACATAGAGTTGCAGCGCCTCCGGCCCCGAAAGCCGCGCAAACTGATCGGCCGTCACGCCCACGCGCGGCGCGATGTGTTCAAAAAAATCCGCCATCGGACCGCCGCCCGTCTGCAGGAAATCCCCCGCCCGGTCGTTCACGTCCTTCAGGATATCGGCGAGTTTTTCCTGCTCGATGCCGACTGTGGCCGAAGCGGCCGACCAGCGCTGGAACAGCTCTGGATTGGCATTGGCGACCTGGGAGAGCTGGTTGATTTCGTTGGCGGCAGAAACCGTCGAGCGGGTCATCGAGACGACGGCAGCAGCAAGGGCCGTGGCAGCAGCCGTCGCCGCGATCCGGGCCCGGCGTGCGAAGGCGGCCATGCGCGCGTTGGCCTGGTCCAGTTCACGGCTAAGTCGACCAAACCCACGCGAACCAGCCTCGCCGACGCCCTCGAGTTCGGCACGCACCTGGCGCCCGCCCGTCGCGGAGAGGCGGACGGAGACTTGTTTCGTAGCCATAAGGGGTCCTTGCAAAATGTATCAACTCATGATACATGAGAGCATGATCGTTAGCACACGTGGAAAGCTCGCCGCCGCAGCGGTTCAGGACCGTTTTGGCAAAGGCTTTCCCGCTGACTTGGTCAAACGCACGCGCGCTATGCTTTCGGCACTGGACGCTGCAGTCGTTCTTGAAGATTTACGGTTCCCGCCGGGCAATCATCTTGAAGCCCTGAGCGGCGACCGCGCGGGACAACACTCGGTGCGCATCAACGGACAATGGCGCATTTGTTTCATCTGGACCGATCAAGGACCTGCAGAGGTCGAGATCGTCGACTATCACTAGGAGAGCCAACATGAGCCTCGTGACCAATCCGTCCCATCCCGGCGAAGTCTTGGCCGAGCTGTATCTGGTACCGCTCGAGATGAGTGCCATCGCCCTTGCTGCAAAGCTCGATGTGCCTCGCACCCGGATCGAGCGCCTCGTCAAAGGCCAGACCGCCATCACCGTTGATACGGCCATGCGGCTCGCGCGGTTCTTTTCCACGACCCCAGAGTACTGGATGAACCTCCAGCGCGCGTGGGATCTGGCTCGGGCCCGCGAGACGATCGACGTCTCAGGCATCAAACCCCTCGAGGCTGCCTGAGCCAGTCGCCTCTTCGTTGGTCTTGCGCACCATCACGGCCTCGATGGGCGGCAAGAGCTCCGCAATGATGAGGGGCGAGAGCCCGAGGGCCGCCCCGAGTTGCAGGGCCGCACCCATGTCCCAGCCGAGCACAGCGCCGCCGCTCATGCCGCCTGCGACGCGTACCTGTCCGCTGAGGCGTTGAACGAGGTCCCAGACCTGCCAGCCCTCGAGGGTCTGAGGTTGATGGAGGCTGCGCGGACATTCCGGGCACGTAGAGGAACACACCGCGCAATAGTCACCGCCCCCGCTGAACTCCCAGTCGGCGAGAGCGGTCAGGCGTTTTTTTCCGCGTCCAGGATCAGCGCGCCCGCTATGTATTTCGTCTGGAAGGCCTCGAAGATCGGCCAGAGTTCCAGTAGCGCGTCGATGCCCTCAGGCGTGAGAGGCAGTGGCTTGCCGTCTTCATCGCCCACGCCTTCCCAATCCTTCACGACGATGCGCGCAACGGCCTTGGCCACGATGCGCGCGAGGTCATCGTTGGAGGCGCTCCCGTCAGCATCACCGGCGGCCGCGACGATCGTCGGATCGCTGCGCGCGGCCAACATGATGGCGGTGGTCAGGGGCTCTACCAGCAGACGAACGCCATGGCCAAGATCGAGCCAGCGCGGTTCATTCGACAGGTTCAGGCGCAGCATCAGTAATCCTCGCGGTCATTGATAAGGGTCACGGTACACATCCGGCCCACCACCGGGTCGCTGGCGGCCTGCCAGTCGAAAGTCGCCTGCACGCCTTGCGGGCCAGAGATCTCGATCCGGGGGCGTGGCAAGTAGACGGCGTGTGCTGCCAGGGTCAGACTCTCGCCCGTAGGCAGCGTGTAGGAGAACTCCAACTCGCAGGCCTCGCCGTTGATCGCCTGCGTAACCAGCGTCTGGTCCGCGAAGCGCACGACGATAGTGCCGGTAAGCGCTGCGATAGACGGGTCCGCGCCGTCGATCTTGCCATCCGCTCGGATCGTCTCAATCCGGTCGAGGTTGTTGGCATAGGTCAGGTCGGCGGAGACGACGTTGCCAATGTTCGCGCCGTTCCGTGTGATGGCCCCGTTGAAGTGGCCGAAGCGTTTCAGGGCAATATTGGCGGGCGTCCCTGCGGCTGTGCTCGTAGCGATGGCCTCGCCCTGTGCCACGATGCTGGCCGTTGCCGTCAACAGCCCGGAGCGCGCCATCTGCCAGCTCAGGCTGTCCACCATGCAGCCGGAATACATCGCATAGCGCGGCACCTCTGGCATGCCGGTCTCGACTGAGAAGCTGGGCAGAGACCAGTTTCCGGAGCGGAACTCGTGGCTATAGGGCGCATCGGCACCCGTTGTGGTAGGCGCGCCAAAAGCAGCCTTCAGCCAAAAGCCAAAGGCCTCGGCATCGATCGGGATCACCACGTCGCCATCCGCCGTCACCGCATCCTTGATGGGCGCCTGCGGATCGCGGCCATAGCCCAAGAGTTCCGAGGTCTGCAGCGGTTGCTCAGCCCCCAGCGTGGTGCTGGCAAAGGGCATCTTGGTGTAGCCGCTCGCAGGTGGCGTCCCATAAGTCGTTTCGAACGCCAGCGCCATCTGCGCCCGCGCCCCTTGGGCTCGTGCCATGTTCTGTCCCTTTCGTATATGATCGCCCCAACAGGCTTGACCCGTTCGCCATTTGCAACCAACTGGCCAAAACTCCGCACAGAAATGGCCTTGCCAATGTTTGCAAAAGCAAAAGAAGAAACCGCCAAGTCTTACGAGGCCCCCTATCGGGAGGGCAGCCTCACCGACAAGCGCCGCTCAGTCCTCCACGAAGGCATTACCATCAAAGGGGATTGGAGCAGCGACGGGATCGTCGAGTTCGGTGGAACGATCGTCGGCGATTTGACCGCAGAAACACTCGTGCTGACCAAAGACGGCAAAATCACAGGCAACGTTCGGGCCCATACCGTCATGGTCGAAGGCCAGATCGAGGGCACGATTGCAGCGGTGACGGTCACCATCAAATCTCAAGCCCGGGTCAACGCAAATATCGCGGCCGAAGTCATTTCTGTCGATGCGGGCGCTCAGATGAACGGTCACCTGCAAACCAAAGAGAAAGCCTAAGCCAAAGGATCCGCCGTCGTGTAATAGAGCACGATCGGAATGATCGCAGCTTTCAGGGGGGAAGCGCCCTCAATCGGCAAATCGACAGGTTGCGGAGCTTCAGGCTCAACCCAGTCGCAATGGCCACACAATGTTCGGTCGGATGCGAGCACCGCCCCAAGGCTCGCAACCAGCCAGTCAAAGGCTGCATCGCGCCCCTCGCTCACTTGCACGATTACCTCGATCTCAGCCCGATGCTGGTAATGATAAGCCAGAGGCGAGAGCGTCACCTCAGGCGTCCCCGGCTCCCCATCTCGCAAGATCACAACGCTCTCCCGACCGATCCGTTCCGGCAGCACCGCGTTGCGCAGCACCAAGGCATCCAGCACCTGAAGCTTGCCATGCAAAGAGGCAAGGATGGTTTCGCGAGAACTGAGCATGCAGTTGTTTTCTTCTTTCAATTCCGTCATGAAGCCCACTGGCGGGCCTGTAGCTCAGCGGTTAGAGCAGGGCGCTCATAACGCCTTGGTCGCAGGTTCGAATCCTGCCAGGCCTACCAAAGCCCCCTTGGTGGAATGGTAGACACTGGAGACTTAAAATCTTTTGCCTTCGAGCGTGCCGGTTCAAGTCCGGCAGGGGGCACCAAAGGAAGTGTGGCCGAGTGGCTTAAGGCTCTGGTCTTGAAAACCAGCGTAGGTGAAAGCCTACCGTGGGTTCGAATCCCACCGCTTCCGCCACTTCACTTTCCTTTTGATTGCAAATAAGTATCGCGGAAGGCGCCGGTATAGCTCAGATGGTAGAGCAGTTGATTTGTAATCATCAGGTCCCGGGTTCGATCCCTGGTGCCGGCACCATTAGCGAGCTTCACAACAGTCTGCTTCGGTCGCCCTCTCACCCAAACCGCCCCTCCACCCAGTTCGCCACGATCAGCCCCGGCACCGCCGCCTGCGCGCGTTCTGCATCCCGCGCAAGATCCAGCCGTTTCGCGAGCTTCACCTGCGGCACCAGCAGAAAAATCGGCACCGTCGCTTTTCCACGGCCCGTCTTGGACCGCGAGGCCACGCCTAAGCCCCGGCTGTTCAGCCGTCCATCAGCCACCAGCAAGCTTGGACCGTTTCGCCGATAGACAAACCGCAGGCGCAGACCGCGCCGCCTTTCCCATTCGCCGGGCGTGAGCGCCTTGCCGCGCGTGCCCTTACCGGCCGCCGGCGTTGGGATGGCAAGCCAGAACCCGTCCCGCGAGCGGATGAGCGGGCCTGTGTCATGAGCGCCGACGATAACCGGCGCCTTCGACCAGACGAGTGCCGCAGCGTTCAGGCTCTCCCCTGACCTCGGATAGGTCTGGCTCCGGATCGAGTTTGCCAGCCGCCGCCCAAGTCCCGCTTGGGTGATCTGCCCTCGCCAGGCGGTCTTGAGACCGGTTCCCGCTTCCCGCATGGCAGCGCTGACAGCCTTTTCGCCAGCTTTGACCTCCGCGGCCATGACCGCGACCAGATCCGGGCTGATGTCGATGCTAAGTTTCACGCGGGGGCCAGCTCAATCGTCCAGACAAGCCGCTCGCGGTCCCGACGCGGCTCACCCTGGATCAGGAAGGTTTCTTCGCCGATCAGAATCTGTTCTTGCGGCCGAGGGGCCGGGATATCAGCCACCCGCACATCGATCCGGGTGGTGTCCGACAGGAGCCGCGCCGAGCCAAACTCCGTAAGCTCGTCGGGCCGGCGCAGAATGCCGCGGGCACGGGTGAATTGCCCCTCGTTGTCCCGATGCCAGATCTCGACCGAGAGATTGGCATCGAGGAAAAGAACCCCAAGCGCGTCTGCAAAGGCGGTCATCACGTCCGCTTGGCCGAGCGCAAAACCTGCGGCCGGGTGCAGATCGGCAGCGGGTTGCTCTCGATCTCGAGCCGCACCCATTCGTCGCGGTCGCGATCGGGGATCATCCGCGCATAGAGCGGAAGGCCCAGCGTGTTGACCGTCTCGAACGTGTCGGCCGGGGCGTAGTAGATCTCGAAGAGGCCCTCGACTCCTTCCGGGTAGAAATACGCCTTGTCGGTCGGCACGCCAAAGCCAAGCCCGCCCCGGTAGCGGCGGAAGGTGATGCCGCCGAAGCTGACCTCCTCCCCTACCCTGCCCCGCAGATCGGCCGCGGCTGCCGTGTTGAGATAGGTCTCGCGCACCTCCTTATGGGCCACGAGATCGGCAAAGAAGGCCGAGCCGCATTCGGCGCGCAGCTGCACCTGACCGGCAGCGAGGCCGCCAAGGCTATCCTCGACGCTTTCGATCAGCGCCTGGCAGCGTTTCCTGAGCGCGCCAGAAGCTGGCGATTGGTTGTCGAGATCAAAATCGACCTCAGCCGCCGGTGTGATGCCAAACTCGGTGTAGTAGTTGATCACCGTCGCGCCATCCTTCGGGTCCTTCACCACGCCTTGAATTCCATTGAAGAGGTGGAACTCGAAGGTGGCCTCCGCGTCGTTGCGCAGCCGTCCCATCTTGCGGGCTACTTCGGTCTGGACCTGCTGGGTGGCGGTTTCCGAGCCGAAGTCGCGGATCCCCTGGATCTCGGCGGCCCAAAGCACGTCCTGCTTCTTGAACTGGCGGCAGACAAAGGCGCGCATGTCGCGACGTTCGGGGATCTGCTGTTCATAGGCAGAGCCCCTTTCCGAGAACGGGATCAGCGACAGCGTGCCATCGCGGCTTTCGATCATCACTGTGCGCTGGCGCACGCCGCGCGCCCCGAACAGGCCGGAGCCCGACAGGATCGCCGGCTTGAAGGGGATGTTTTCCAGAGCCCGGGTGAGCTCGATAATGCTGAAGGCGTCGCCCTCAAAGATGTCCATGGTTGCCATGGGGATGTCCTTTCTCTCTCAGGCTCAGCGCAAGATGATGCCAAGTGCGGCCAAAGCCGTGGTGGCGGCGGTGATCTGGGCCTCGGTCGCACCGTCAGGCCAGACGAGCTCATGCTGGTTCACAAGCGTGGGGCCGCGCAGGACGACGACGCCAGGCGCATCGGCCGCCGAGGCATCGACACCGGCCCAGAGAATGCCAGCAGCATTCTGACTGCCGTTCGTCGCAGCCGGTGCGAGCCCGGTGTACTTGCCGCCGGTGGTGATCTTGCCGAGCACTGTGCCAGGCGCGAGCTTTCCGGCGCCCGAGGCGATGGTGACGGTTTCTCGGGTGTAATCGCGGAGCACTTCCCAGACGAGGAAGCCGCCCGCGTGTTTGCCTTCAGAGAGCGTGGTCATGATGCGTTAGCCTTTCGTCTTGAAAGTGCGGGCGATCACATCGCCCCAGGATTGGGTGGTGGCCGCGCGCCCGGGTTGAGCGTGGGCAGCGGTGATGTTGGGGGTGTTCTCTGCCTTGGCGCCGAGAAGACGGTTGCGGACCTCATCGAGGCTCGCGTCCTCTTCCAGAAAGCGCCCTGCCATCTGCGGCTGACCGGCCAGGCGGCAGAGATCGATCACGGCCCGCGCATGGGCGATGGCCTCCGCGCGAATGGCGCTGGCCTCCGGAGCAGTGTTGGCGACTGCAACACTGCTCTCGGACGGGCTGGATGGGCGGGTGTTCCCGTCGGAAACACCCACGTCCCGGTTCTCCGGCGGCGTGATTTCGTCCGGAGGGATGTTGTCGTGTCCAACATCCCCTTCGGGATCGTCGGCTCCAGCCGCGTCTGCCTCCGATGCGCCGTCCGTGTCAGAACCGTTGGATGCCCCAACGGTTTCGATCGCCTCCACCACTTCCGGCGGTGCATTGCGGAAACGCGCCACATCGAAGGAGGCGGCGAGTTTCACGGGCTCGGCAATGCGGTCGATAAGCCCGAGATCCAGTGCGTCCTTGGCATCAAGCCAGGTCTCGGCCGCCATCAGGGTGGCGATTTCGTCATCGGGCTTGCCGGATTTGGCGGCATAGCCCTGGATAAGGCTGCCCTTTACCTTGTCCAGCGCCGCGGCCGTGGCGCGCATGTCCTCAGCCGTGCCCATGACGAGTCCTGAAGGGTCATGGATCATAAGGAAAGCGTTCTCGGGCATGACAATCTCTTCGCCTGCCATGGCGATGTAGCTCGCCGCCGAGGCCGCGATACCATCAATCCAGACGGTGATCGTGCCCGCATGCCGCTGCAGCGCGTTGTAAATGGCGACTGCATCAAAGACCGAGCCGCCGGGGCTGTTGAGGCGCAGATCAATCGCCGCATCGTCGGGCAGCGCGCCGAGTTCCGCGAGGAACCCCTTGGCGCTGACACCATAGGCGCCGATTTCGTCATAGATCAGCACTTCCGTGCCCGACGCACGGGCACGGATCGTGTACCAGGATTTCATGGGGTTACTCCTGCTGCGGTGTCGTGGACGACCCGCTGCCGTCCTCGTTGGGGGTATCTGGGTCAGGGATCCCAGTTGGTGTGGCGCGCGCGCCCTGCGTTTCGCCGGGGCTCGCGCGATAGGTCAGGCCAAGATCGGCGGCGCGTTTCGCGTCAGAGGCATTCTCGCGGTCGACCTCTTCGATGTCATAGCCCGTGGCCTCAACGACCTTGCGCCGAGACGTCAGCCCAGCCTCCATCGCAAGTACCTGCGCTTGGATGTCTTTGAGCGGATCGACCCAGTCCCACCGCGGCGGTATCCATTGCACCGGGCGGGAGATGACGGGATCTGCCTCCAGAGCGCCGGACAGTACGGCCGTTTCCAGCCAGCGCCGCCAGATGGGGCGGCAGAGCTGATGTGCCATGACACCGTGCTGCAACTGGCCGATGCGGCGCCGGAACTCGACCAGTTCGGCGCGGAGGCTGGAATAGTTCGCCTGGCGCACATCCCCGGTGACCAGATGATACGGCAGCCCAAGCGAGGCGGAGACCGCTAGCAGCGTGCGGTATTGGAAGGCCTCGTAGCCACCACCGACATCGGCGGGGCTTGAGAACTTCACATCCTCCCCCGGCAGCAGCACTTGCATGGTGCCAGGCTCGAGGCTGGCGATCGCGGCACCATCAAGGTCTGCCTCCCCCTCTCCCATCATCGGGTCTTCGGGCGCGGTCTTGGTGATGAAGCCCGCGAACATCGCCGCGGTCTTTTTGCGGTCGAGTTCCGCATCGTCGTACTGATCGAGCAGGAACAGCCGCACCATGGCAGGCGCCACATGCGGCAGGCCTCGGATCTGGCCCGCATCAATGGGGCGATAGATGTGCAGCACCTCCTCGGCAGGCACGCGGACGGTGTCTGGCACCGCGACGCGCTGATCCGTGCTGTCGCCCGGATGGCGGCGGCGGAAGTGATAAGCCACCCGCCGCCCGATCAGGTCGAATTCGATCCCGCAGCGGATGCGGTTGCCGTTCGGGTCCGTCTCGGTTTTCTCAAAGGGCAACATCTCCGATTGCAAAAGCTGCAACTGCAGAGGCACCAGAAGCCCGTCCTCACCACGACGCGGGCGCAAGCGCACGAAACACTCGCCCGCGACAAACATCTCCCGCGCGACCATGGCCTGCAGACCGTAGAAATCGGTAAGACCATCGGCGTCCGCTTCATCGGTCCATGCAAGCCAGAGCTTCTGGACCTGATCGCGTAGCGCCGTATCGGTGATGAGCGAGGACGGTTTGATCCCATCACCCACAAGGTTCGCCGCAAAGGCCTCGCAGGCATTGGCGGCATAGCCATTCGTCACCACCAACTCGCGCGAGCGGGCCAGCAGCCGTGGGCCACCCGAGGCGACCAGCGCGTTGATGTTTTCCAAGGGCGGGTTCCAGCCCCGCAGACGCCGCTTGGCCATCGCCCCTTCGAGACGCGCACGCATGGCTTCAGGGCCACCCGGCTTGGGGCGGCGGAACATGTCGAACAATGCCATTTTGGTCAGAGGCCCTTGGTCGCCATCACGCGCACGTGGCGCACCATGCGGCGGCCCTCGGCTGCGGCGATTTCGCGGTCCAGGGCCTCAATGGCCCGGTCGATCTCGGCGACGCTGCGATAGTCCACCGTTTTGCCGTCGTAGCTGACGCGGGCCACCCCAGAGGAGCGTTGCGACATCAGCGCCTCCCGGCGAAGTTTCAGTGTCGCCAAATCCGCCATGCCCAAACTCATCCCATGTATGTTGACCGCGCAACGCGGCGCACCTGTGCCTTGCGTACAGATTGCGGGCCTGTGGCAGAGGCCGTGCCCCTGCCATCCGCGACCGCAAACTGCGCCGCGAGTTCTTCCCACCTCGCGTCTGACCAGCGGTCTGCGCCGAGAATCCAAGCGGCCGCGCGAGCATAGACACGGCAGTCGAGTGCCTCGTTGCGTTCCCTCAGCTTTTGCCATTCGAGTTTCGCGAAGCCGCGCTTGTTCTTGACCGTGACCAGTTGCTCGGCCGTCAGCTGCTTTAGCCATTCAGCATCGACCCAACCCGGCAGATGGAGGAAGCCGGGAGGAAACCGCTCCCCATCCGCCGGACTGGTGATTTCCGGCGGATCAAGCCGCAGGAAACGATAGGTCTCGGCCTTGAAGGTCGAGGTGGCGATGGTCCAAAGCCGGGCGCCGCGGCGCAGGCGTTTGCCGCCTATGGTGGCGTCGACATAGGTCGGCCCCGTTACAGGGCTTGCCCGATTGAAGCCCTCAAGGCCCTTGATCGGGGCCACCTGTCCGAACCCCATCTGTCGCGCCCAAGCGTAGACAGCCGCCGTCTCATAGCCCGTATCAATGGCGAGCTTTGTCAGCGTCATCACCGCGCCGCTGTCATGAAGCCAACTCCGCCCCAAGAGGTCGCTGAGTTTTTGCCAGCACGCCTGATCGCCCGGACCGCCTTCGATGACGATGTGATCAATGAGCCAGCTTTGCAGGCCCTTGCCCCAAGCCCAGACATCAACCTCGATCCGGTCTTTCTGCACATCAGCCCCGGCAGTCAGGAACAACCCGCCCGACGGCACCGTGCCCGAGCGCCAATCTTCCTTCAGCCCCTGCAGCCGCTGCCAGTCTGGGGCCTCGCCGCTTTCCATCCAGGTTTCACCAAGCGAGGTGTTGACGAAGGTCTTCATCGTCTCGTCCCCGCCGGCGCGCGCCGAGAGGAACGCCTTGGCCATGGCCTCGAGCCGCACCCAGGGCGAATAGATCTCGTTCAGATGAAAGCCCGCAGTTCCGTTGAACGGCGCGTCCGCGATCCAGCGGCCCTTCGAGATTGCAGACCAGCGGGTCTCATCCTTCCAGGGCGCGTCGCACTCGGCGCAGTGGTAGAGCGCGGTTTCTGGACGATAACCGCCCTTCTCATCCTTGTCCCATTTGACCTGCCCCCAGGTCAGAATTTGTTCATGCCCACATTTGGGGCACGGCACCCAGAACCGGCGCTGGTCGCTTTCCTCGAATGCCGCCTCGATCCGGCTCGCGCCCTTGTTTGTCGGCGTCGAGACCAGCACGATCTTGCGGTTCCAGAACGTCACCGTCCGCTTCTTCGCGAGGTTGACCGGGTCGCCCTCGGCACCAGCGCTGAAAGGATAGCGGTCGACCTCATCGCAGAGCAGCAATCGGATCGGTCGGCTCGCCAGCCCCGAGGGTGCGTTGGCACCCACAATGGTCAAATGCCCGCCCGGGAACCGCTTGTGCAGGATCTTGTTGTTGCCGTCTCGCGAACGCGGATCGGCGATCTTGCCCTGCAGGCAGGGGGTGTCGCGCGCCATCGGCGAGAAGCGGTCCTTTGACCAGGTTTCGGCATCACGCTCGGTCGGCATCACCACCATGATCGGGGCGGGATCCTGATCGATGTGATAGCCCACCGTACATAACTGCAACTCGGTTTTTCCGCACTGAGCCGATGACATGATCACGACAGTTTCAGTCGCTGCATCCGAGATCGCATCCATGATCCCACGCTGGTATTCGGCGCGGCTCGTACGCCACTGTCCCGGCTCGGCGCTGGCCTCAGAGCTCAGCCGTCGGTTCTGATCGGCCCAATCGCTGATCGTCAGATCCGGCGGCGGCTTCAGAACTGCCAGTGCCTTCGCCACCGTCCACTTCAGGATCGGCGACCCCTGCAAGGTCAATTTCAGCTTCGAGTTCAATGTCTGGCTGCGCGAGATCATCGAGCACCTCGCGGATGGCGGCGCGGATCAGGTTCCGGGTGTCTCCGACGGTTGATTGTTCAAAGGCCTGCGGCGCCAACCGGTCGGGCAACGCCAGAAGGCGGGTGCGCAACAGCGCCAGCACGGCGATCCAGGCGGCCTCGATCTGTTCGGCCGCGATCAGCGACCGGCGCTTTTCTTCGGCTTCCATCTCGGCAAGGTCCGCCCGCGCTCGGATGAACCGCGCACGTTCAGCCGCATAGTCAGGAGCGCCCGCCTGCGCCTTCAGCGCCTGATCGCGCAGATAGCGGACATAGCCACGCACGGAGCCGATCAGATCATACTGGCCGCGCTCGGCCTTGGGGATCACGCCCTCGCGGCTCAGCTGCTGGACCCGCCGTTCCGAAAGATCCAAAAGCCGCGCGATCACGCCGATGGGCTGTGTAGCTGTCGACATTCGCAGACCTCGAGAGTTCTATTAACCGTATGGATTTGCGTCGAATTCACTGGATAAGCTTGGCCACCAGAGCGAAGGTCACGACAGCAGAAAACACAACTCAGGACGCCTCGAGATGAGCCACCGACCAACAGCCAAAGACGCGTTCATCGCCAAGAAGGCCGCGATCGACACGATGCTCGCGCGGCTGCAGGCGCTGAGCGCAGAGCACTTCGACACCCATCCCGACGAGGTTCATTGGGGGCATGTCGGCAACCTCGACTACTACGCCGAGCTCCTGAAGCGCATCACAGACAGCGCCTTCAAGGAAGGCGAGCACGCGGAGTAAACCCCATGGAAAGCACCAGCATTCGCCTCCCCATCCGAAACCTGCCCGAGCATTTTGACCGCAGCCGCATCGCCGTCGTCCTTGAGGAGATCGAAATGGCATTGATGGACGATGGCGGCGTTTACGCCCAAACCTCAGCCGACAGCTTCACCATCAAAATCGAAGTGCCGACCCATCAGCTGATGGACACAGCCAGCTGCCTGAAAGGCCTAGGTCTGATCTAGCCCTCGGGTTTTGCCACCCGAATAGCCTCGAAGAGCCGCCGCAGCAGGAACGAGCGGATTATGCTGACGCCGGTGAACAGCAAGCCCATTTGCAGATTTTGCGCGAGCGTCGTGTGCAGCCCAAAGATCGGAAAGATCAGGATCTGCGTCACAACCGCGACGCCATAGCCGACGATCACGTTGGTGATGGCCTCAACCAGAGACATGAGGCGCGACTGTTTCATGCCTCAAACCCCAAGCGGTTCAGGGCATGGCGAAAACTCGCTTCCTGAAACTCCCGATTCATGCTGCCATTTTGGAGGTAACGTTCACCTGGAACGCGCAGGGCAATGGTTTGATTGGAGCAATCAATGGCCGGTAGATAGGCGATTGCCTGTCTATCGAGCGCGACGAGGGCGTAAAGGTCGAACGCATTATCTGGATACCGACGCCGCCCACCTTTACCGGCGCGTCGAAGTTGGAACAAATACCCGGGCGTGACCCTTGTCTTAGGATCATGGTTTTTCGGCTTCCGGGTTGATTTGACCTGAACGCGAAGAAGCGACCCATCGACATCCACCAAGATATCGTACGGCAGGCCTTGATCGCTTAGAAACGCGCGATAGCCGCTCAGGATGAGGTCGGCACACACCAAGTGCTCGGCAGCCTTGCCCACTTCCAGATCATCACTGCATTCGACGTCTGGCCTGTCAAACTCGCTGTCGGGCAAATCAAATCCCAGATGTTCAAACAGCGATTGCTGCATGTTCCGCCTCCCGGCTCCGTTCGACGTCACCGAAGGTCTGTCCCGTCTGCGACAACTGCGCCTCTCGACCAGTGAACTCTTGCCAACGGCGGATGATGACATCGACGTATTTTGGATCGAGTTCGATCAGCGATGCGTGGCGCCCCGTCTTTTCAGCAGCGATCAGCGTCGTGCCGCTGCCGCCAAACGGGTCGAACACCAGGTCGCCTTTTCGGCTCGAGTTCCGGATAGCGCGTTCGACCAGCGCCACCGGCTTCATGGTGGGGTGCAGGTCATTCTTTGATGGCCGCTGGATGTTCCACACATCGCCCTGGTCCCGATCGCCACACCAGTGGCGCTTTACGCCGTCAGGCCAGCCATAGAGGATCGGCTCGTACTGGCGCTGGTAATCAGCACGGCCCAGCGTGAACCGGTCCTTCGCCCAGATGATGAAGGTCGACCAATGGCCGCCTGCCGACTTGAATGCTGCCTGCAGCGTCTGCAACTCGCTGGACGACATGCAGATGTAGACCGCACCGTCGGTATGCGCGTTGATCAGCACGCAGGCGTCGTAAAGGAATTGGCCGAAGCCATCGCCCAAGGCGTCATTCTTGATCCGCCGCCCCTTGCCAGCCTTCTCCGCGCCGACGCCGCCGGCGTAGTCCACGTTGTAGGGCGGATCGCAAAAGCAGAGGTCTGCCTTCACATCACCCAGCACCTTCTGCACGTCGGTAGAAACCGTGCTGTCGCCGCAGAGCAGCCGGTGATTGCCGAGGATCCAGAGATCGCCAGGTCGGCTGATCGGGTCTTCCGGCGTGTCCGGAATGTCGTCTTCACCCTCTTGCGGGCCAGTGCCCGCATCGAGGCTGTTCATCAGCCCGTTCAATTCATCATCCGTGAAGCCCGTCAGGCCAAGATCGAAATCAGCCTCCAGCAAGTCGGCCAGCTCAAGGTTCAGCAGATCCTTGTCCCACTCGGCATTCTCGCTGGAGCGGTTATCCATGATCCGGAAGGCGCGGGCTTGGGCCTCGGTCAGCCCCTTGGCCACATGCACCGGTGCGGATTTAAAACCGAGCTTGCGCGCCGCTTCCAGCCGCGTGTGCCCAGCCAGAACGACCATTGCCTCATCGACAACGATGGGCTGGCGCCAGCCAAACTCCTGGATCGACGCTGCGACCGTGGCGATGGCCTGTTCGTTGCGCCGTGGGTTGCGCGCATAGGGAATGATCTGCGCAAGCGGCAGGTCCAAAACGTCCATCGGTGTTTCCTTGGGATGTGTGACAAGCGAACGATACGTCCGCGAAACGAAACGGGTCTGGCCCGCGAAACGAAATGGGGTCAGACCCCCGTTTCGGTTCAGGCGGGTTGTGTCAGGCCGTCAGGCCTTTGTTTTCTTAGGGTTCGCGGCAAACCGAAACGAAACGGGTATTTTCAGGGGTGTCACTGGGAAACCCTCGCGCCTCGCCCCCCCGAATACGGTTTTGAACAGAAGGGACCCGTAAAATCAAAGGGTTAGGCACTGCAACCCGCTGGGCGGAGACAGTTTTTTCGGACAACCGCTCACCAGTTACACCCGAAAACCCGTTCAAACCGACACGGCTCTCTCAGACACACGACGGTCATCTTATCGTTGGTATAACCTCCTGGAAGAAATCCGTCTTGCTTTCCGGTGTCTCACCGAAAAATGTCTCACTTGCACGAACCGGGTTGACAGGGCGGCCACAACGCGACCGCCCCGAGGGTCACACCGTCTGCCGGATCACGAACTCCATCGACCGCTTGCGCGGCACGGTTCTGCCGTTGAGCTTCCAGACGATCACAGCCAGCCCATACTCGAACCGCCGGTGTGCCGTGGCTCGGCTGATACCGTGGTGCCAGGTGATCCGCTTCCATGGCTTGCGATTGGCCCGCGCCCAGAGGATCTGGCCGATGTCCTTGTCCACCCACCGCAGCCACAGCATCGCCTCATCGGCCTGCGTGATCATCCGCGGTGATGGCAGCGGCTTTTTCATCCGGGGCTCCTGGCCCACCTGATCGGCGAAGGTCGAGATGTATTCCGGCCAGGCGCTGACATAACCCTGCGGACGGACCGGCGGCATGGACCACATCACATCGGCCGCGAGCTCCAGCCGATCGGCCACCATGGCGCGTGTCCAGTCATCGGCCATAGCGCACCTCCCTGACAGTTGGCAGCTTGCCATAAAGTTTCTCGCCCAGTTGGCGAACCAGTTCGCGTTCTGGCCAGGTCAGGCGCGGATCATCGAGCGAGACAGCCAGCATGTGCTGCTCATGCCAACCATCGCGCTTGACCTGTTCAGGGTCACGGCGATTGCCGCCGTAACCCTTGGGAGTAAACCGCATGCCCATCAGGCTAGCCCTCCCTGCGTCTCAATCGCCCAGAGCAGGATCGCGATGGCATCGGCTTCGTTGTCATCGGCGGGGCTGAAACCGTGCTTGCGAGCGGCATCGATCATGGCCTGCTTGGGCGCGTTACCTTTGCCGGTGGCGTGGCGCTTGATAGTCCCCACCGGGACGCCCTGGTAAGGCACGCCCCGCAGCTCTGCCCAAGCTGTCAGCGTGGCCATCAGACCGCCGTAAACGTGGCTCGCGTCCGTGCCTGCGTGCCGACGGACCTCCTCGAAATAAATGGCTTCGATCGGTCCGGACAGGCGATCGATCTCGGTCAGCCAGTTGGTAAAGCGCAGGTAACGCATACCGCCGCCATCGTAGCGTCCGGGCTTAAAGCTGACGGTGCCACTGGTGATCAGGCCGCCGAAGCCGCGCAGAGCCCAGCCGGTGGTGGTGCCAAGGTCGAGGGCAAGGATTGTCCGGCCGCGCTCGGGCGGCGGCATTTTCAGGGTTGCGCCGGCATTAGCGCTGGCGAGAGTCAGGTCAGCCATGGGTGGTCTCCTTTTCTGGTTGGCTGCTCGAGGTGGAAGACGACGGCGGTTGATGCTTGGCGGTACCGGCCGCCGTCGTCGGATTGAAACGGGACGATCTGTCTGAAGCGCGAGGCAGGGACTTCGTATCGTTTAGGGGGCACTCCCAGAGGGGTGCCCCCTAATACGAAGTATAGGGGTTTCCACTCTTCCTCATGCCACGCCCACAAGTATATGATTTCATTTTCATTTCTCCCATTTTGGATGACAAAGGTGCATGACAGAGGCCTTTGTCATCGTCATCGGCAAGCCATTGATTTTACTGGATTCATGACGAAGGCATGAGGATGACAAAGGCCTTCGTCATATGACAAAGTCATGCCTCGCCCCCCTCCGGATAGACCCAGACAGCGGGGTTCTCGACTTCCCTGGCACGGCCCGAATGGGGACATTTGAAGTGGGTCGGCAGGACCACTTGCCCCTCGTCCAAGACCTCGCCGGTCTCGGCGTCGATCACTGGATCGCGTCCAAACCGCATGCCCTCAACGACCAGATAGCCGAAGTGCGATCGGGTCGCGGCATAGCCGTGCTCAGCCATCTCCCGGCAGAACTTCACCAACCCTTTGGTTGCCAGGACATTGAGGCGCTCCCGGATTGTGTACTGACTTCCTAGGCCATGCTGGTTCTCGAAAGCCGCACCGAATTGCGTCGATGTGTAAAGCCGCCCCTCAGCGGCTTCATCGAAGAGCAGCGTCAGGATGACATCGCGTTTCCGATCCCGCTCGGCATCGTGCTTCGCCCCGACCTCCTGACGGACAAGCCGCTCGTTCATCGGGTTGATCTCGACCCACTCGCCCTTGACCTTGTCGATGATCTTCGCCGCGAGCGCCGGCCCGTTGCGCAGCTCGATTTCCAGCTTGCGCTGTGGGCTTTCCTCGTCGGGCCGATGCAGGATCAGACCCGAGGTATAGAAGCCCCGCAGCGCGCTGGCCCCAGAGAGGGCCAGAAACGGGTCGTCCTTGACCTGTTGTTTGCTGAGTTTCTTGGTGTGGTGGACCAGGATCACGCCGCAATCGGGATTGATGTGATCGCGGAGCACCTCGACCCGGTCCTTGAGGAAGAACATCATCGCGGCATTGTCGTTCTCGCCGCCACCGTCGGGCCCGCCATCGAAGAGGTTGCGGATCGGGTCGATGCAGATGATGTCCACGGGCTCGGCCGGAAAGGCGCGCCGGATCGCCTCGGCGACATGGACACTGCCCTCGGTGTCGAGCAGCATCTTCAGCTTCGGCGTGGCCACCAGATTGTCGCGGGCACCGGCCATGATGCTTGGCGGCAGGGTGATCTGCTGCATGCGCTCGCGCAGATAGTGATACTGGATTTCCGCCTGCAGGTAGAAGATCCGCAGCGCACGCGGCGGCGTGAAGCCGAGGAAAGGCTGGCCGGCGGCCATGTGCACGAGCCAAGAGATCAGCAGGTCGCTCTTGCCGACCTTGGGTGCGCCACCCAGAACCAGCAGCCCGCCAGGCGTCAGCACGCGCGGCGCGATGATATCGGCCGGCATGGGGCTCGTGTCATCCAAGAGCGCGCCAAGGGTGAAGGTGGGTATTTCGTCTGGAGCGGGTGCCGCGCTGTCGAGCCGGATGATGGGCGGGCCATGCTTTTCGACATGGATGGCCCAGAGCCGTTCGGACTCACGCTTGAGCCGTTCCACAGGCCACTGGGGCCGCAGCATGGCGGCGTTGTAGCCGCAGATGGCTTCCCAACCCTCGTCCTTCGACAGCCGTCCCTCATGGACCATGCGGATAAAATAGCCGATCGCGGCAGAGGCGCCCTCAAATCGTGACCAATCATCCTGACCGCCTTCGCGCACCGGCGTGACCAGCACCTCGTCCACGCGCGGCTTGTCGTGCGCGGTGAAATCCGGGGCGAGATTGACGCCCGGCGCGGGCGGCATGTCGGCTACGGCCTCGATGAACTCGGCCAGATCGCGTTCACGTGCGGAGTTCAGTTCGACGATCTGGACCTGGGTCTTCAGGCTGTTCTTGTAATAGACCGAGCCTGCCACCCGGATCGGCTGATGAGCCGAGCGAAAGTGCATGTCGCCGCCGACCTTGGCCGCGATATCACCGCGCAGGCGCGTCACCCGCGCAAGGTCGCTGCCCTCGGCAGGTTCGGTGAGTTTCCACCAGACATGGGCCTTGCGCTGTCCCTCAGCCGTGATGCCACCGCTTTCCACAACCATTGTGGGCGAGCCGAGATGGCGCTCGAGGTGGGAGCGCTTGGCGGCGATGTCACCTGTGTCGATATCTACGACCACGGTCTGCATCTGCAGGATGTCAGCCGCCTTGGCCTGGCCGCTCGCCGCAACAGTGCCAGGGATGACGTAGACCGCCGCCCCCTCACGCGCGGCCCAGTTGGCAAAGGTCGTCATCTTGTCGGTGGTGTTTTCGCTCGCCTCAAGCCAGATGTTATGGGGCCGGCCATCGATGCCTTGACCCTTGTCGATGAAGCTGCGGACCGGGATTAGCCCGTCGCAATAACCGAACACCACCTCCATGAACTGAGCGATCTGTTCCGGATCCGGCTCATCACCGAAAACATCCACCATGGGGGCAGCATCATTGAAGTCGCGCCAGGGGTTGAAATGAACGAGGTTTTCTTTGGGCGCATCCGGCGTGGAAGCAGTTCCCGTCTTGTGATCATCGCCCTTGCGATCATCGTCATGAGCCATTTCGGCCTCCTCTCTGTAGTCATCTATGTCGGGCGGGTCTTTCAGGGCATCACTCATGTCGAGGGCTCCGCCCGTTCGCGGCTGAAACGCTCCACTGGAGCGTTTCCAGAGACGCCGCTCACTCCCCAACAGCGCTCGGCCCAGGGGCAGAACCGGCATTCGAAGAAGTCGCGATTGGCGGCGACGCGGGGCAGCAGCTCGCCCGCATCCGTGGCGCGCAGGATGCGCACACCGCGATCGGACATGCGCTGCGCCAGCTCGGCGTCGAACGGCACCTGCTCGTGGTAAAGCTCAGCCGTGTCCTTGTTGATCGCGGTGAAGAGCGCCGGGTTGGCGGAAATCCCCGGCACCAGCGCTTCCATATAGGCCTGATAGACGGCGATCTGGGCGGCATAGACGGGCTTTGATTTCGCCACGCCGTCCTTGACGCAAGCACGCCAGTTCTTGGCATTCATCGTCTTGCATTCCCAGAGCGCGGGAGCGGCCAGACCAAAGCCCTCGGGCCCGGCGGCGATGATGCCATCGACATGTCCGCGGATGCGCCCACCGGCGACGGAGAAGCCGAACTGTCCGCCATCGGGCCGGTTGCCTTTGCGCGTATAGAGGTCAAAGCCTGCCTGTCTGAGCCAGGCAACGGCCAGATCCTCGAGCGCATGGCCGATGGCGAAGATGCGCAGCGACTGGCCAGAGAAGTCCTGCCCCTCGTCCTTTGGCGTCGCCGTGAACTCGAACTGCAGGGCGCGTTCGCAGGCGTGCCCCAGACGCGAACCGCCAAGATAGTCACGGGGCGCGCGGGTGGCGTTTTCAGCGGTGATGGCGGCGTCGACCTTCTCGTTGACCTGGTCGGCGAAGCTGGGCGTGTGGTTGTAATCCAGCATCAGAAGGGCACCTCCGACTGGCTGGCGATCTGGAACATCTCTGCACGGAAGGCCTCTACCGTGACGACGATCAGCCGGTGCATGTCGTCTCTGGTCAGCTGGCCCAGCGTCCTATCCCAGCCGATCCGCTCCATCTCGGGCGCAAGCGCGCGCATCACGGCGGGCAGCGCCTGGGTTTCCTCTTCGGTGAAATCCACCATGCTCAGTCCTCTTTTCGCTTTGCGGGTGAAGGCCGACTGGCACTGCATCGAGCAGAACCAGCGGTATGCGCGTTTGCCGCGGGGCTTGTTCGGATCGAACCAGCCGAAGCCGCGCGTGCGCGATGTGCAGGCGGCGCAGAGCTGACCTCTCGGATGCCAGAGGCAATCAAAGCCCGGGCGATCCGCAGCCTCTGCGGGCGTGGATTGCATTTGCGCGACATGGCTCATGCAGCCTCCCGCGCGGTCGGGGCCGCCTGCAGGATCAGCTGCCGGATCTCGCGCTTGTTGAACCCAAAGGTCATCAGGGCCGAGGCCTTGTAGCGGGTCAGGCCAAAGTCGCCGCGCGCGGCCGCCGAGAGATATTGCAGCTGCTTCTGGGTGGCGGGCTGGCCCAGCCAGCCGCGGGTCTTGAAGGCGCTCTCGTCGGTTTCAAGCTCATTGAGCCAGTCATCCGCCTGGGCGAGACACACGGATCGCTCGCCGATGCCCAGCAGCCGTGTTTCGGCCCCTTTGCGGCCGCCGACAGCGTACCACTGGCCCTCGTACCAGAAGATGCCGCCCCAGGCCGTGAAGCCCGTGGCCATCAGCGCGTCCTCTGAGCCAAAGAGATCGACCCATTCGAAACTCGAGCGCTTCAGCAGATCGATTTCCGTCATCACGAAACCGGACAGTTCACCGTCCGGTGCCTCCTGGCTCTTGGGGTCGTCCTCATCGTCTGCCACAAGTTCCCCGCAGATCGGGCACTCGCGGCAAGCCAGGGGGATGTCAGCTTTGCAGGACGGGCAGGTCTTCGTCGGGGCCTCGCCGGTCGCCGTCTTGCCCTCAAGATCGACGTCCTGCTCCAGCGTGCCATGGGTCAGGCTCGAGGTCCCGAAATCCAGCACGATACAGTCGGTCTTGACGACACCAGGGTGCTCCGCCGGATCGACGGTTCGCAGCCCCCGGCCCACCATCTGGATCATGGTCGATTTGTAGGAGCTGGGGCGTAGCAGCACGACGCAGGAGGTGAGCGGGTGGTCCCAGCCCTCAGTGAGCACAGCCACGTTGGTGATGACGCGTATCTCACCGCGGGCGAAGGCCGCCAGAATGTTGCGCCGTTCCTCGCTGGGCAGATCGCCATGGATCAACCCCGTCGGGATGCCGGCCGCGTTGAAGGCTTCGGCCACATGCACCGCATGCGCCACTGTCGAGCAGAAGACGACCGTGGGCCGGTCGTTTGCTTTCTCCCGCCAGTGGCGGATCACCTCTTCGGTGATCGGCGCGCGGTCCATGATCTCGGCCACTTCCGCCATGTCGAAATCCGACACGGTCTTGCGCACGGCCTTGAGCTTGTCCTGCACGCCAACGTCGATGACGAAGGTACGCGGCGGCACCAGGTGACCCGAGGCGATCAATTCCCCAAGCCGGACCTGATCGGCGACATTGTCGAAGACCGCCCGCAGCCCCTTTTTGTCACCCCGGTTCGGCGTCGCCGTGACCCCGAAGATGCGCGCGTCAGGGTTGGTATCGCGCACATGATCGATGATACGACGGTAGCTGTCGGCGACCGCGTGATGGGCCTCGTCGATGACCAGCAGGTCCAGCTTCGGCATGGTCGCCAGATTGCGTTCGCGCGTCAGCGTCGGGACCATGGCGAAGGTCACCTGACCGCCCCAGGACTTGGTCGTGGCATCCACCACCGAGGTGGTCAGGCCCGGATTGACCCGCCCGAACTTTGCGCGGTTCTGCGCTGTCAGCTCATCACGATGGGCCAGCACGCAGGCCTTGGCGTCGGTGTCGCCGATGCTTTCGCCGGTGACGGCAGACAGCATGATCGTCTTTCCCGCCCCGGTCGGGGCGATGCCGAGCGTGTTGGCTCGAGTGGCGAGCGCAGCCAAGCTGCGCTCGACGAAGAGTTTCTGGCGGGGACGCAGTCGCATGGGCCGATCCCCTCACTCAGCCCAGCTGGGCCGCCCGGCGAACCCGGGGCTCGCTGGTGACTGCGCCGGCGCTTGGGCGGGCTGTTGCGGAGCTTGCGGCGCGGTCCCATAACCATGCCCCATCGGCGCTGCCTGTGGCGGCGTGCTGGGCGCGGGATAGTAAGGCGCGGCGGGTGCGCTCGGCATGGTGGACGCACCAAGCCCCATCACAGACGCATAATCGCGATGGTTTGGCGCCAGTGCGCTTTTGATCTCGTTCTTCTCCTCACCATTGGTGTCAGTGCCGACATCAATGCGGGCAACGAATTCCAGACCATCAAGCTCATGGAAGCCGGCAATCCGGCGCCGCGCTTGGGCCTCGGGCGAGTTGTCCTTGTCGGAAATCCCGCGAGACGAATTAAGGATGCCCCGGATCAGGCTGCGCCCCATATTGGTCCAGTTCGGGCCATTGGGGCTGTAGAGCCCGATCATCGACCAGATCTTGCGCTTGGCGTAGGGCCCTTCGAGCACTGTGAATTCTGCATCGAGATAGACGGCACCCGAGCCGCCGCGCTTGGCATAGCCGCCGGTCCAGCCCTGGGCCGGATCGTCAAACCCGCCCGGGCGGATGGTCAGGCGCACCTTGGCGATCGTGCCCTTGGGGATCAGGTTGATGTTGGACTGCACGTCGTTGAAATCGTTCCAATGTCCAGACATGGCTGGGCTCCTTTCAGCTGGATGGGGTGTCGGTGGGGGTGGCCTGCGCCGGGGATGGCGCGGGCAGCTGTGGCGGCTGGTAGGTCAGGCGCCGCTCAGCGGGCACGAGGGGGCCGCGGATCTTGTCCATCAGCTGGCCCAGATGCGGGGCCTCGAGGAGGCCAAGGCGGCCAGAGCGGTCCTTGGCCGGGTAGCCCCAGCCGTTCAGCGTCTGGCAGACAAAGCCGCGCTGAAGCTGGCCATCCTCGCCCTTGATCTCGGCCATGGTGATGACCTGATCGACGATTCCCGGCAGCTCGAGCCCGGTCTTAGACCCATCAATCTGGGGCACGAAGACCTTGCGGTTGAAGTCATCGAGCTTCTCGTCGAGGATACCCACGAACCAGACATTCTTGCCGCGCGTGTGCTGCAGATGGGTCAGCCAGGCGATCATCTCGCGGCCATGAAGCCCGTAGGCACCGCGCACATCGGGCTTGCCGGTCTTTTCCGAGTGCGCCTCGGGCTGGCCCTTGCACCATTGAAAGCACAGCCGCCCGGCCACGGTGATCGAGTCGATAAACACCGTGTCGTATTTGGCGAGGGCCTCAGGATCACCAAACTTCTTGCAGACGGCCGCATAATGCGCGGGGCTATAGGCTTGATCATCGCGCAGTGCCGGGTTCGGGCCACCGATGAACACCGCGAAATCCCGACATTCCGTCCAGGTCCGCGGCCGGATGGCGTCGATCGCCAGCCCTTCGATGGCCAGATCGCCAGCTTCGAGATCAAAAAACAGCGTGGTTGAGGCGTTCAGCGTCCAGAGCAGGCTGGTTTTGCCAATGCCCGATCGGCCGAAGATCACGCCTTTGATGCCACGGTGCTCTGCAAGGCGCTGGTCAGCGGTGATGATGGGGAGCGCGCAGGTCATGACAGCACCTCACCGGTCATTTCAGCGGCACAGGCGTTGCCGGTTACAGCGGTGTAAAGCGCGTCGAGCCGGTCGGCCTCGGCGAGGCATTCGCGACCCTTGCGGCGCATGAATTGGCGCGCGTCATTGAGCAAATCGGGGTCTTCGATCAGGTCCGGGACCGCGACGTATTCCTCAGCGCTTTCGACGAAGTAGGACTTCGATCGCAAGTCGCGGACGAGAGGCGCGAAGGCGTCACACCGGTCGGCGAAATCCGTCTGGGTCATCACGTCGTGACGGTTACGCAGGATCCGCTTCACTTCAGAAATGATCCCGGTCCGCAGCATACGCATCGCGCCTTCCGCGCGTGCCTGCGAACAGGTCAAAGGGAATGCCGCGCCCATGATGTCGTCGGCAATTTTCGGGGCATTGTTGCCAAGCTGGGAGGCCACCTCCCAGACGCGTTCGGCAAAGGCTGCTGACTGGCTGTCAAGCATCGAACCACTCCTTGATGTTGGTGAAAGCTTCCGACCCCGCCGCGATGGCCGCGACGTCGAGATGATGAAACTGGCTGTCGCGAGCGTCGCGCATACCCGTTCGCGCAAGCGCCAGGTTCTCGTCGGTGGCCCATTCTGCAAAGGCGCGGAACGTGCCGGTGACATGCTGCCAGGCGACCTGTTGCGGCGTCGGCGGGACATAAAGCGGGTTCCGCCGACTGGGTTTGCGCTGCGGGCGCATGCCCCGCAGGGCAGCATCGACCACCATCTTGCGCAGCGCCGCTCGGTTCGGCTCCTCGCCACGTTCGAGGCGTTCATCCAGCGTGCGCCGCACGATACCGGGATCAACGACCTCTGCGTCGCGGATCAGGCGCGCATCATGGATCTGGTCGCGCCGCAGGCCGAGGTCAGCGGCCGAGGCAGTGTTGCGGTCTTCAACAGTGCTCCGATCCCCGCCGTTGCGTTTGACATCACCCCGCGCCTGTGCGGCATCGTATTCATCCGCGAGACGCCGTTTGGCGGCGGCCTCGATTTCCAGGGCATCGGCCTGCGCACGGTGGGCGGCAGCGACAAGATCATCATGGGCGGCTTTTGCGCTTTTCAGGCGTGCGGCCCGTTTGGCGACATCATAGGCAAGGCCTGCGGCTTCGCGAGCTTCCAGAACCTCCGCAGCGGTCTTGGCGCCTGCCAGCATAGCCGCCGCTCGGACAATCAAACCGGGCAGGTTCTCGTCGCTTGTTGTGATTGAGACGGGCACGGTCATTGGGCGCGCTCCGCCGCTTTCGACCTGGCGATCACCTCCAGAGCCGCGCAGACATGCGTCCCGGGGTTTGCGCCATGTGCCAACAGGCGATCCAGCAGGACCGACAAAACCAGAACTGTTTCTCGGGCCGCCTCGGCGATTGCGCGCTCACCTTGGATTGCAAGGTAGAGGTCGGCCAACGTGGCTCCGTTTGGGCCGAAGAGTGACATCATCTTTGGTTCGTCATCTTCGGGCGCCTCGATCTCGATGATCAGCGGAAGCCGCGAGGCCAGTCCTCTCGGAAGCAATCCGTCCGGAATGATGGAGCGCGGATCACCGCTGGCAGGCGTGTCATGGACGACGACGTCGACTTCGGTGGTCTCACTCGCCCAATCGCTCTCAAAAACGGCAAACAAGGGCGTGCCATCGGCATGCGCACGGGCATCTTCAATCTGGTAACGGCCGTTCGACTTGAGGATCTCGGCGAGCTCCCAGCGGCGAAAGAGCCCGGGGAGGCGCTGCAGAGTTTCGTGCGGGATGTCGAGGTTTTTCATGGGGGCAGCCTTTCCGATGGTGGATGGAGTTTCCGGGACGTCTGAATGGCAAAAGCCATTGTCAGGGCCTGTGCGGGACAGGCCGCTTGGTGATTTTCGCTCGCTCATCACGCGGCCTCATTCGGCTCGAGGGTGACCTTCAACGTGCCGACCTTCACGGTGCGCGCAGGCTCGAACCCCTTGCGCCAGGCCTCGGGAAGTGCGCCGTACTTGCGTTCGGAAACCGACAGCTTGGTATCGATGAATTCAGCGGGATCCTCGCCGCTGTCGGCAATGTTGGCGGCGATTTGCGCCAGCTTTTCCTGATCCCAGTCGATGCGTTTCGGCAGGTCAGCGACCACGGTGTAATCGCTATCGACGAGGCGGACGGTGCCGGTGTCCTTGCCGCAAGCCCGCCGGGCCTCGGCCGCGCGGGTGGCGTAACGCACCTCGAGAGCGTTGTTGAATTTGGCGCTGGCAGCCTTCAGCTGCTTGGCCGCATGGTCCAGCTCGGCTTGGAGCGCGGCGAGCAGTTCCACCGGCAGCTGCGCCAAATCGCCTGCGGGCAGGGTCAGCATGTCGTTGATGCTGGGCGTGTTGTCAGGATAGGTCATGAGAGGTTCCTTTTCGGGGGATGGTCAGGCGGCGACAGCAGCGAGCTGCGTCACGGCATCAGCGGATCCGGGCGTCTTGGGACGCGCGATTGCGAGGTAGGAAAACAGGTCCGGCCCAAGGCGTTCTTGGACGAGGTGGACGAGGCCTTTGCCTTCGGTCCAAAAGGCCCGCTTTCCCAAGAGGGCCAGTTCCGTGCGCTCATTGTCCCCAAGCTTGGAAAGCCCCGGGAATGTATCGAGCACCAGAAACCCGCGGTGGTATTCCAAACGGTCGCCGGGCAAGGCCTGCGCCACCCAGGCGCAGAACTGGATTTCCGTCAGCGGGGACTTCGGCCGGACCGTGGTGATGGTTGCTGTGATCATGATCTTGCTCTCCTCGCCCTGCTTCTACTCACGCGGTCTGAAAACCGTCCCAGCAGGGGCCGAGGCCGTAGGCGGTGAGGACGGGACGAAGAGCGGAGATCCGGCGATAGAGGGTTGAGCGTTTGACAGCGCCGTGGGCGACAAGGTCAGAAACAGTGACACGGGACAGGGCACGGCAGAGCTGGCGATCACCATTGCTCAGACGGGCCAGCGCGCATTCGGTCGCAAGCCGCGCATGCAGCATGTCGGTGTCAAAAGGGCGCTGACCGTACCAGCTGGCCAGGCCGTCCTCCTCAAGCAGCAGATTTTTCAGAGGCTCGCGGCTACCTGCCATCGGCGCATCGAGCGAAAACATCCACCCGTCCTGCGCCCGACGCTGACGCTGGATGCGCATCGCGATACGCGATGACTGGTTTCGCAATACGATATTGGCGAAGGCGCCAATGCTGCCGCGGCGCGCGTCAAATCCGGGCAAGCGGCAAATGAGATCGAGCAGCAGATCCTGGGAGAGATCCTCGAGGTCAGCTGGCGGCAGGCGCAATTTGCGCTGCAGGCGACGTGCGGCGCGATTGGCCTCGTCGATCAGCGTGACAACGTCGGCGGTAGATAATCTGGTGGGCATGATCGGGGTCCTCGAAGCTTGATTTCTCTTGCTCCGAACTTGACCGACCCCGGCCTTCCGTTTGTGTGTTTGTTATGTGTGGATTGTGTGCCGTTTGTGTGTGGCGCCCTCATCGGCAAAGGAAATTGCGTCTGGCGCGAGACCCAACCGATAACCGACGCCATGCACTGTTGCGATCAGTTCCTTGGCCGCCGAAGCCGGCGCGCCGGGTGCCACAAGGGCTTTGCGCAAATCCCGAATAACCTCGTTCGGCGGGCGGCCGGTCTCAGCCTCAATGATTTGCTTCTTGATGATCGGGTCCCTGCGGCATGCCTGTTCAGCGAGCAAAACGAGAACGGCAACCATCTGAACCGACATGTCCAGAACCCTTCCATCAAGCATGACGGACGGGATGGACCGATCCATGATCAAGCGGACGCGGTTACCTGCTGGCAGCAGGCCGCCGAAGAAAATCGTTTTACCGCCGTTCCCATCCGCGTGAACGATCTCGGAGACATCGTGAACGTCGATTTCCATGTCGTGCAGGCGGATGGCACTGGCTTGGTCAATCTCATCAAAGACCACAATCGGCAGCGTGCCCCCGGCGAGCGATTTCAAAAGCATCGAGATGCCCGGCACAAACACGTCCCTGGGTGACTGGCACAAAAAGATGCTGCGCCCCGTCGCAGTCTTACCCATCGACCAAAGCCCTGCGGAAATCGCCGCCGGCGTCCCTGTCAACTTGCCCGCCGCCGCGATGGCCGCGATCAACTGCTCTCCATCGATCCGATAGCGGATAAGGTCGTTCGGCTCGAGGATGACATCCTGGCTGGGGTCGAGCGGGCAGCAGGCGACGAGCTTGCCGTCGATTTCCTGGATCACTCTGGCATCATAGCCGCAATCGCAATGCGCGCAGGTGCCCCAACTTTCGATCTTGCGCTCTTCGATCAGGATGCGCGCCCTGAGCAGCTTGTTGATTTCGGCCTCGGGGAAGCGCCGCAGCAGTCGGCCAGAGACCTCAGGGCGCGCGCCTGTCTTATTCAGCCGCTTCCACAACCAGATCAAAATCATGGTCTTTCTCCAACCCGTTGCGTGCAATAAGCGTGTGGATCGATTTCTCGAACCGCGTGCGGCGGAAGGCCAAGGTCCCGGGAGGTTTCAGCCGCACTGTGGACTGGGCCGGCTTCTTTTTGCCCACATGGAAAAACACACGGAACGTGATCTCGCCAAGCTGCCAGCCTTGCCGAAAATCCACCTCGCTGGTGGCAAAGTTGCGCAATGCGCCTTTGGTGTCCTTGGTCACCCAGCTGCGCAGATGCCGCGAGGCCTGCGCGTCCTCATCCCATTCGAAAAGATCGGCTGCCGCAGCCACGATGGTCACGCTGTGGATAGCGTCATCATGCCTGTGCTCGAAGGCAAAGTGGGGGCCTGCCTCGGAGATGGGATCCAGCGTGTAGAGATCCCGCGCGTGATCACCGGCGAAGAAGCCGGGGCGGCCCAGCACATGGGTGGCGAAGAGCTCCGCCAGTTCAACCTGCTGGGATTTCAGGACGCCGCCGATCAGAAGGCGCCCCTCGGTCGCGTTATAGCGCAGGGCCGCGTATTTGACCGCACGCACCGTGATGATTTCTTCACGATCGCCCGAAACCACAGGCGTGGTCTTGACCGGAGCGCCATGGCTCAAGACCAGATTGAATTCGTCATCCTCGTCATACGGCGCCAAACGGCAATAACCGCCCTGCAAGTCCTTGGCGAAGAGTGCCGCCGCGGCGGCCCCGAATGCTGCTCCGACCTCGTCGGTGAAATCCGCAGGCACATCCCGTTCTGGCCCACGAAACTCGGCCATCGCGGTCGGCGCCCTCAACGCCATTTGGTCCGCAGCGACCTCGAACAGGTCGTGGTGCTGGAGATAGACGCGCAGCGCGACATGTTTCGGATCCTGTTTTGCGGGTGCATCTGCCGTCTGCTCAGTGTCGGCAGGCTCGAACAACGTGATCTGTTGGCGCCGTGCCGCCGACAGGATCGTCTCCAGCCCATGCGATGTGCCCAGTTCCGCAATTCGGTGCAGGTCAGCCACCAGCCCCTCGGACCAGTCATTGACGGGTTGGTTAAAATACTCTGCCAGCAGGCCACGATGGTCTGCCTCTTCATCATCAAAGGCGATGGGCGCAACCCCGTCAGCGAAATGGCGCTCGAAGAGCTGGCGCATGAGCATGGGATCAATGGTCTTCAGAAAACGTGGGTTCACGAACTTCTTGAGATTGCCGGCCATGGCGAATCCTTTCTGTCGGGGAAATAATGTTCATCTTATGTTCTCGCGACAACAGGTCAATCATCGCGTTGGGCGTGGGACGGTTTCCAAAAGGCGTGAGTAGAAGCTGGGCGAGAGAACGACCCGGGAAACCCCATGAAACGCCCCAACGCCCTACAACCCGACCGCATGACCGCCCGAGATCGCCGCGCCGAGCTTTGCAGCTTGCTGGCGCTTGGCCTTGTCCGGCTACACCGAAGAGAAAGTCGGCAAAATACTGATATTTATGGAGAAAGTTCGCTACACAACTCAGTGTGTCCGAGCATTCATGCAGTTTCAATCAGAAAGGAAGCAACATGAACGCTCTGAACCCGGCATTGCACACGGATGCCCTACGCCGTCTATTGAAACGCCCCAACGCACTGCACCCAGACCACATGACTGCCCAAGAACGTCAGGCTGAGATTTGCAGTCTGCTCGCGCTCGCCATCGCGCGGCCAAATATGCGCACTCGCGAAAATCCGGCTGAAAACGGTGGAAATGAGCGCTGGCGGATCGAGGCACAGCCACGCCGTCTTGCCCCTCGAAATCGAAAGCAGCACTCATGAAGGAACATGATCAAATTCCTGCGCGCATCGCAGCGTTGAAAACCACCCCAACTACAGAGTTGAAGAAACAATGGCGGGAGCTGTTTGACCACGAACCACCCCCCTTCAACCGCCGCTACCTCGAGAGCCGTTTGGCCTATCGCATCCAGGAATTGGCCTTTGGCGGGTTAAAGCCTGAGACGGCTCGTTATCTTGAGAAGCTCGGCGAAGATCTGGACGGCGGTGATCCATCGCGGCGGCGCATCCGTGTGGACAATGTGCCCATCACGGGCACGCGCTTGCTTCGTGAGTGGCAAGGCGTCGAGCACGTCGTCACCGTAACCAATGAGGGCTTCGAATGGCAGGGGCGACCCTACAAATCGCTCTCCGCAATTGCTCGCGCCATCACAGGCACACGCTGGAATGGCTGGGTATTCTTTGGCTTGAAAAATTACAGGAGGCGGACATGAACAAACCGATCCTGCGCAAACTGCGTTGCGCCGTTTATACACGAAAATCCAGCGAGGAAGGTCTCGAGCAGGAATTCAACTCGCTCCATGCCCAACGCGAAGCGTGCGAAGCTTACATCGCGAGCCAACGCTCCGAGGGTTGGGTGGTGCTCCGCGAACAATATGACGACGGCGGCGTCTCCGGCGGCACATTGGAGCGCCCAGGCCTCAAAGCTCTGATGCAGGATATCGAGGACGGCCTGGTCGACGTGGTCGTGGTCTACAAGATCGACCGTCTCAGCCGCTCGCTGGCGGATTTTGCCAAGCTGGTTGAGATATTCGACCGGACCGGCGTCACCTTTGTGTCCGTCACCCAGCAGTTCAACACGACGACCTCGATGGGGCGGCTGACACTGAACATCCTACTCAGCTTCGCCCAGTTCGAACGCGAAGTGACCGCCGAACGAATCCGCGACAAGTTTGCCGCCAGCCGCAAGAAGGGAATCTGGATGGGCGGTGTGCCGCCCTACGGTTACCGCGTCGAAAATCGAAAGCTGATCATCGATGAGGAAAAGGCCGAGCATGTCCGTTGGATTTTCGCCCGGTTTATTGAAATCGGTTCAGCCACAGAGCTTGCGCGGCAACTCGATCGGCGCAGACTGCGAACGCCCAACGGAAACAGGATGGACAAGAAGTATCTGTATCGGCTGCTTAAAAATCGCGCCTATATCGGCGAGGCCGTACACAAAGGTGAGAGCTACCCTGGAGAGCATGAGCCGATCCTTGAGCAGGACACATGGGACAAGGTCCATACGATCCTACAGGAAAGCCCTCGCACGCGTGCGAACAAGACGCGGGCAAACACACCAGCGCTGCTGAAAGGCTTGCTCTACGGCCCCGATGGGGCGGCGTTCTCTCCGACCCACACGCGTCGGCGTGGTAAGCTTTATCGATACTACGTCAGTCAGACCGTATTGAAGCATGGTGCAGGATCTTGCCCGATCGGCCGAGTGCCCGCCGGAGAAATCGAAAGCGCCGTCATTGAACAACTGAGGGTCGTGTTCCGCCAACCGGAAATCGTTGCAGGCACATGGAAAGCGGCCTGCGAACAGTCCAGCGAGATTTCTGAGGCTGACGCGCGCAGCGCACTCATGCAACTCGACCCACTTTGGGACGAACTGTTCCCAGGCGAACAGGCGCGCATTTTGGGGCTGATTGTCGAACGCGTCGATATCGAGGAAGCCGGCATCAACGTGCGGCTCAGAGTGGATGGGTTGACGAACCTTACCCGCGAAATGCCCGTCAACCACGCGGAGGCAGCGGAATGACCAGAAACGCCTCCAATCCCAATACCATAACTGTCAGGGTCCCGTTTCGCGTTGTAAAACGCGGCGGGCGCAAAGAAGTCCAACTCCCAGAAGGCGCCTCAATCCCGAGGAGAACAGACAATACGCTCGTCAAAGCCCTTGCCCGCGCATTCCGTTGGAAACGGATGATCGAGTCCGGCGAGTTCGCATCGATTTCTGAACTTGCCGCAAAGGAGGGGATCGCCTTTACCTACATGGCACGTTTGATGCGGTTGTCATTACTGGCGCCAGATATGGTCGATGCCATCGTTGACGGTCGACAGCCAGCGAACGTCACGCTTGCAAATCTGATGGATCCATTCCCGCTGGAATGGAAGGAGCAACGAATGGCGCTAACCCAAGAGCGAGGCGAGAGCCGCAACGATCATCTGTAAGGCGTCGAGGACTGGACGGCCTGGCCTTCAAAGGTCGGGTTACTCCGCCTGTTCGGGCCGACTTTTTGCAAACATTGCGGCAAGAGCGTCTCCGGCTCGAGCCAAGCCTTCATCGGTCAAGGTGAGCGATTTTGCCTTACCGCTCGGATCGTGGATCAGCCCCTTCGCATGAAGACGATCCGTTATTTCCCAGTCGATCCCTTTCCAAACACGATTCACGTCATGTAGCGTCAAGCTGAGTATGGCGAGCGCCGCATCGTCAAGCCGGTCGGTATCGAGTTCAAATTCTGCCAT